TATACATATACCCCTTATTTTACTCACTACCTTTGTTTGTAATGTCCCCCTCCCCCGTCGCTAGACGTTTCTAGCACCCCCCTTAAACAAACCGCTTACGCTTCTTACTACCCGTACCACTACACCTTCTTTTCCTTTTTAACCAAAATGATAAGAACACCTTACTGTGCCTCGGATCTTCCATTAACCAGAAGTAAAACGGTTGCTCTAGACACCTCTAGACGTTCGACGCTACGTAAAAGCCTCACCCCGACCACCGCAACACTCCCCACTGACTGTCCCGTTTCTCTAAAAGTTACCAACATGTCCTCTTCTTCTTGTGCCTCGGAACCAACATCCACTCACCTGGATAGGCTGACTGTCCTAAATCAGTCAAACCCCAAAACGACCACCGCAAACCGCCCCGCCGACTCATCCGTATCTTTCTTAAACAAACCGAAAATGACTACACCTTCTTGTGCCTCGGACGACAATTCACTTATCCTGACGACCACTTGCGCTCCTTTCGTTCTTCCCTCCGATATCGCTGCTCAACGTTACGCCGTTTACCGCCAAGTTTGCGAAGCTCGAGTCCGTTCCAAACGCCGACTCAACTTCCAGAAACTTGACCCCAAGAAACGTGCTCACGTTCGCAAGTCTTCCAAATACACCGGAAACGCGGCCCCCGCCGCCAAGCGATCTCGTGCTGCTCCTCCTCCTTCAAGGCCCTTCTTTAGGCCTAACCTCACCGATCCCGATGAGGTTGACATCTCTTTCATGAAGGAACCCGAGCGGTTTGTCTCCATCAACCGCCGCCTGGAGGACAACGCCCCTCCCCCTCTTTACGATGAAGGTGAGTTCGATCCCCGTCTCAAAGTAGATGCCCCAGCATTTATTCCCCGCTCCGAACTCATCCCCTCTCCCCCCCCCTATGGATCGCCGTGCTCGACGTGCTCTCAAGCTGAAGGCAGCTAGCCTCTCCAAGCTTGGTCAGTCTGCCTCCGCCTTCACAACGGCTTGCCAGCAACGACAACTTTCAGCTGGAACTCAAGACGACGACCATTTCCCTCCCCCTCCTCCCCCTCTCAAACCTCAGCAACAACATCTCGCTGGGGACCAGGAGGAGGACGATCTCCCTCCCCCCCCACCCGCTATCGGCTTTGAATACGATCCCGTAAAGGTAAGCTCACTCCTGCCTTTAGGGTCCCTTGCTCTTAATCTCCACCTTCAACAAGTGAATCTCCCACCTGCAGAGCCTTCTGACCTCGCCATCCCCTTCATTCCCGACTCCCTCCCTTCCATGGATATAACGGCTAACTTGGAGCATCTTTTGCCTCCGACCCATGTCGTTAAGCTCTCACCTGCCGCCCAGGTTGCAGCCATCTTAGGCTCTTCACCAATCTTCCCCGAGTTCGCCACGTACCAACAACGCGAATTCTGGGCGAGGAACAGAAACCTATGGGCTCGCTGTGCAGAGCTAGCATCCAACGCCATCCATGGACCCCTCATCCTTCCCGTAGCTTTGCGCGAACAGCCCCCGCTTAACCGCAGAGTTATATCCCCATCCGCCATTACCCTTCCCCCAGCTAGCGATTCACCCAACATTACACACTTGGTGAATACGCTGCGCTCGCTTTGCCTAGAGACCCTCCCGAATGACGACCTACATGCCCTTTCAGATGCATGCAGGGACGTCCGAGGTGTTCTCTCCAAAATTAGAACATCCAGAGAAGGCTATGCCTCTTCTCTCCCTTTCCAAGCAGCTGTTACGAAAGAAAGTGAACTCAAAAGCACTATCATTCGTCGCGGCCCCGGAATGTTTAGCTGTGCCCAGTGCAACGTTGAACTTTCTGGTGAAAGGGCAGTGCAAGAACACGTCATAGGCCAACCTCACATCAAGCGAGTAGCCCCCTCCCACACCCTTCCCGAAGGCAAATGTCCTTCCTGTGGACCAGTCCCCCCAGGAAAAATGGCTCTGCATTGTATCTCAACTCAACACCGCATGAGATACTTTGCCCCAATGCTATCTCACATCGAATACGTCGTTGAGAATCTCCAACTCTCATCCGCCGTTACTGACTTCGACGCCATCGAATTGGCCCCCCCACCAAGTCCACCAGCCCAGCGTCAGCGAGTCGTTCCTCCTACCATGGAGAACGATGTACCAACGCTCGAAATCCATGACCCGGTTCGTTTCAAACGCGAACTGCCCGTCGCTGTCAAAAGCATGACCCCACCTCGGTCCCGTAAAGCTACCAATCTCATGGGAACCGTCGTCCGCACTCATGCTGGCGTCGCCCTACATCTCGCAGCTAAACGACCACCCTCAGTCAATGCTTTGACACCAGAGACTTACCCAAGATCAACCCCCGTCCAACACGAGGGAAAGATCCTTAACCAACAGCGACCAGGAAAGTTGACCCCTCTAAACGAGGTTCCTTTCCCCACACCCCGACAAGACAAAGCCCAGAATATTGGTACCATCACCAATCATCCTGTGGCTATCGGCAATGTAGTCCATCAATTGCCCACTCTTCGTATGCTCGCCCGCCATCAATTTCAGCCTAACCCCCCACCGGAGGCTGAGGTTTTTCCCAGCGTCGTCGAGAAGGATACTCCACCCTTCTTGGACCACAAGACTCTTGGTGGAGTATTTCATACAGTCGCTGCTGGCTTCAACATCGCCGCAAAGACCATGCATCAACCGAAGAACCTTGCACCGCCGATTGTGAACACAACCAGTGCTTCCAATACCACCACTCCTCGCAGGATCCAATCCCACAGGAGGACCGCCACTGCCTCTCACAACATACCAGGCCATGCAGTATCAAGAACTCTGCATTCAACAACTCAAACTCGAACCGTGACAAGAAAACTCAGCGGAAAACTCAAGCCCGCTCAAGATTCCCCATCAGAAGCTGCTTTGCCACCAATGCCCAAGCAATCTCTCATCAAACGCATCAAAAAGGCGTTCAAGTCCGCTGGACCCACCAGCCTCATCGCCTCAGCCATTGACAACAGCAAGCTTGGCAAAGAAATCAAGGAACTCATCGATGACAACGCCCCCGCCATGGCCACCACCGTCAAGGCCGCCGCAAATGTCTCAGGCGCTATTTCAGATCTTAGCGTCGAGAAAATCATCGAAATTGTCGTCGACAAGGCAATGGGTACCACTGTACAACATGTATCCGATGTCGTAGGCATCGTTCTCGATGTCTGCGCGCTAATTGCCGACGGAAGCCACTATGGTAGCACCATTGCCATGGGTTTCCGCATCACCAGTATCGTTCTACGTGTGCTCCGCCATTTCCCTGGCGTAGGAGCTCTAGAAACGGTTCAAGACTTCATTGTTTCCTTTGCCTCTAAGACCGCTGGATCCAATCTCTCCGCCGACGACGACGACTCCATGCTCACCAGCTTCTTTTCAGCCAGCTGGAAAATGATTAACGGATCTCTACCATCAATGAAAACCATCAAAGGCTTCATTGGCACCATGGGTGCAACCGGTCGCAATCTCACCGGAACCCTTGGCGGGGTCAAAACTGTCTCATCCGTTGTCACCTGGATTCAAGAAACCATTACGTCCGTGTATTTGTGGATAGCTCTCCATCTCAAATCCTCTCTCGGACTCAAATGGCTCGACACCATCATGCCTTGTACTCGACACTCCGACATCATGCTCCAATGCTACGAGGTTCTCAGAAAGCCTCATCTCATCATGACTCCCAAAGGGCGCGATCATCTCCACGCCCTCCGCGACGAACTCACTGCTATGAAAACCGAATGGATTGCTGCTTCCAACAAAGCAATCCCCAAAATTGTCGAAACCGTCATCAAAGAAATTGACGCTCTTGTCGTTCAAGTTGCAGCAAAGAACTTGCTTGGAACTACGCAGCCCACCCCTTTTGGCATCATGCTAACTGGTGGAACCCGGCGCGGAAAATCCGAGCTTGGCCAGGTAATTACATCTCTCCTGGCACCACTTGCTCAACGCTCAGACACCCTCCTCATAGTACCCGAGGATGGAACTCATTGGGACCGCTACGATAACCATTTTGGCGTCCAGATTGAGGAACTGTGTCAATTTCCCGACAAGGCCGTTTTTCAGGCTTCCACCATCTACAACCTGTTAACCACCGTTCGTGCCCCTCTTCGCATGGCCGCAATGGCCAGCAAGAGTTCTGATAAAGGTCTCTCAAATTTTGGCATCCTCATCGCCAACTGCAACTCCGTCGCTCCTCAATTCGAACAAGTCGACCGAGGCTCTTTTGCCCGTCGCTTCCCAGCCACCTACTATGTCGACTTTCTTCCTGAGTATCTTCTAGACCAACGTGACGCAAATGGATACCCTGTTGTTAACGCAGAAATGGTCGCCGCTTACAAACAAGCCGGTGGCGACACACACGAAATTCTCACCTTCCGAAAGTACACTCTTTTCGAACCCGAAGTTAACCAGATCGAAGGTATCCTAGCCCTTCCAACTCTCACTTACGTCCAATTCCGAGCAGAACTCATGGCCTCCTTCCGCACCAACTACGTTGGAGTGGGCCAAGTCACAGACGTGCCCAGCACCTTTAAAGATCTAATCCACTGCACCGTACCACTAACACCTATCTCGCGCCTTTACAAGGCCTGTGCCCAACCAAACATCTGGACCAGAGGTGACACGGTCTCTTCAGCCAACCAGGTTGTGAGATCATCAGCTGTCACTAACGAGTTTTCTTTTGGAGGAACCATCACTGGTTCCCTTCAAGGGATAACTATTGAGAGCAAAGGCGGAGCGTTTACAGTCCATTCACCACCGGACTTTCCATGCTCCTCCTACAACATCCGCGTAACAGCACCTGCCACCACAGTGTTTGTTATAACTCTCTTTTACAATCCTGCCGTTCCAGTTAGACCACAGCGCGCGCCAAGACAAACGTGCACCCACGAACTCAACCAGTGCGAACCATTCACGCTAAACAGATCATGCATTGCAGCCACCATTCCATACCCGATGGCCCCCTACACCTATCAAGATCTTCTCTTGCATGCCCAGACCCGATTTACTCAATTCGATCGCCTGGCCATGCGTCTCGCTCGTGATCCCGACGTCCGCTCTCTCAATCCCTTCGCCAAACATCCGCTCCTCCAAGACTGGTTCAACAACATCACCAGTGACTCTCACCGATATGCCACCATCACCCACGACTGGATCTACTACATGAAATTTCTCAGCACCGGCATGTACAATGCCCCTCTCACGCCACCCGACTTTATGTTCTCACGAGTATTGTCCGCAGGCGAACGAGCTGAGCCACGCATCAATCGCGTGGTCAAGTACAAAGCCGACTATTGGAGCACCTTCGAAAGCACCTGCCGCCTCATCACCAGCGACCGCCACGACATCCGCCCATCTGACGTTTCCGCCGAGTGGAACGCTGTCCTTCGTGCCTACGGAAAGCCTCTTCCCACCAAGAAACCCCACGTTTACGCAGCCTTCGACATCGAAAGCACATTTCAAGCATGTTGCCTTCTCGAATGCGCTAAGCGCGGAGTAGATCCGGAAGATGAAGACTTTCCCTACAATTGGATCGATTTTCCCATTCAGAATCACAACCCCCCCTGCGTGCCCTATGAACCCAACGCAGAGCAGGTTAAGATTTACACACCCGAAATCATGGATAAAATCAGAGCTTTTGCCACCACCGAGCTCACCGATGCCAATGCCGAAGACGTCGCCCGCATTCTTGGTGAAGATGTAGACAATCCCCTCACTCCCGCTCAGGCTTCTGCCTTGGCTAAGACTGTCCTCCCCGAAGGCGTTCTTTCTAGTGTTTGGGATCCAAATGTTCTCACCCAGTTTATCGACGTCCACACCGAAAAACGTCCCGCTATGAATGGGTGCTCCGCCCGCGTCATCTACCACTGCAAACTCAAAGATCTACCCAAAGAAACTCAAATTCCAGACGAGGTATTCCTCCTCCTCGTTGCTTCTGACACTTTCCGCCAAGCCTACTTCTCCCATGTTTACGGTAAATACCGCTCCAAGTGGGGCGCCTATGCAATCATCTCAGGCAGCTCCATCGGCGATATTGTTGAGGTCACATCTCCCTCAACTCCCTTCAAGCCCAGAATCTTAAACATGATCAGCAAGGCCCAGATCAAGTGCAGCGAACACCTCGTCAGTCTCAAACACCGCTTCACCGAATGGGTCAAGAACCACAAACTTCTCTCAGCCGCTATCACCATCGGCTCAATTGGATTAATTGGTTACGGAATCTACAAACTTTCCTCCATCTTCACTCTTTCTAGCGGACCTATGAAGTTTACCCCTACTGCCGACGCCCGCATCAACCGCGTCATTGGCACGGGAGCCGAACACATTGTGGACAATCAACTGAGCACATCTGCGGAAGCCTCTAATGAATTCCGGCGCTATCGCATGCCAGCGATGGTGCTTTCCTTCATTATGGGTACCGCTGCTGCCGCCCAGCTCTCGTTCACTGTTGTGCAAACTGTGCGCTTATATAGATCCGTCGAACGCCGCCAAAACCCAATCGTCGACACTTTCTACAATGACGTAGTCGTCCCTCCTCTCGCAAGGGGATCATCCAGATTCTTTTACGGGATGGCTGACGGCCGCGACATCACCATCATGACAGACACCATCCATGTAGATAAGCCTCAGACGCTCCTAGACAAAATTGCCGAATTTTTCGAACCTTACGGCAAAGAACCGGAGCCACCTCGCGACCAATTCATTGACGACGATCTTCCCGGCCCCTCAGGCTACAAGAACTCCACCTTCGATCTTGCAGAACGCGCTACACGAGCCACTTCTTCAGTCTCTTCCGATTCATCGGATGATGTAAGCTCAATCAATGTCTCATCATCTGATGGTTCTACCATCGTACCAGCTCCCATCCAAGAGGTCAACCGTGAACTCAGCGCAGGCGACGACTCAACACCATCTCAGGACCCCGTACGCGCAATTTACTCTCAATTCCAAGATCACATTGTTCCGATGCAGTATGACCCGTGTGATGGCACCGCTATTCGCCACACAATCGGCTTCCGAACCCACGGACGTTGGTTGTTGTTTAGCGCCCATCTCATGGCCAAGCCTACATCCAAAGGCGTTCTCACCATCATCATTGCCAATCCTCTTCCGGTTCCCATCAAAATCATCAAGCCCGACTTTGTCTACATCCGCGATTCTGATCCAGCTCTCCTTCTCCTACCACCAGGAGTGCAGGAGGTCTCCAGCATGGTCAAGAAATTTCAGCAGCCTCTTTATGTCAACGGCGTTCATTCTCGCCGCCCGTTAAAGGGAGCTGAAATCATCACTCTTGTCCCCCACGTCCACCAAAAGACTCTTCGCGTTTCCGTTGTCCCCATTCCAGGTACTGTACATGACACCGTACATTCAATCTGCACCAAGGGCTTTAATGAACGTGTCGAAAACATCGTCCTATGGCATGGCACCACCACCGCCAAAACCACCAGAGGCGATTGTGGATCTCCTGTTGTCATCTTTCAGAAATCCGGAATCATCATAGTAGGCACTCACGTCTCCGACTCTCCCATCGACGCAGGTTTCAATTACATCGACCAATCCGATCTTCTTTTGTTGGTTGAGGAGTACAAGCGGCTTTACCTACCATCAGGTGACCTCCGCACGCTCGCTCTCTCATCCTACACCGTACTCCCCCCCACCTTGATCGACCCAAAGGGTAACACCATCTCACTCGTCCTTCCGTCCAAGCCAGTTCAGGAAGGTCCCGTTGTAAGAGATGCTGCCCTTTTCGAGGATCTCAAAGTTGTACGAGGCGACCAAGAAACATTCGGTCGCATCCAGAAAATTGGATCCACCACCTGTGCCCCACACTCCGGAAACGATGTCATCAGAACATGCATCTCAGAACATCCAGCGTTCCCTCTCACCATGGAACCCGCCGATCTTTACACTCACTACCCCGCTCACCAACCTCTCGAAGGGTGTAATGCAGTGCCAGAAGACGTCTCACTAACTGCCTTCTGGGGTGCCACCGAC